ATTCTTCTTGAGGAGCTTGCTCTTGTGGAGCTTGCTCTTGTGGAGCTTGTTCTGGAGTTTGAAAGTCGTACTGTCCAACCTGGCTCAGCTTAGGAGCGTTCATCGCAATTGAGGTTGGGCTGTATTGAGCGTATTTTAAGCTGTCGTTCATCTTGTCTTGACCAAGACCAGAAGGATCAACTATTTGATCCTCACTTAATTTATAAGCTCTAGGATTAACGTCATAAGCTTCATAAAGACCAGAACCTTTATTCTTTTTAAGAAGTTCTTCTAATTGAGCTAGATAGTCGTTTGTTTGGTTTCGTTCAAATATTTGTTTTTTTGCCATAGTTTATTTTCTAAAAGAACGCAAAGAAGTTTGGTCCTCCAATTTTTGTTACTGTAAATGTTCCGCTAGATGTAAATGTATGAATTGTATAATCTCCAGATGTTGTAATTGTTCCACCAATTGATGTGTCGTTTGGCATAGTTATTTAAAATGCTTTGTTTATCATATTATCTAAGTCATTATTTATAATTCTGCATCAAAATATAAAGATCTAGCTGATGAATCAGTACTTAAATTATAAAACTTAAATTGAGTAATTCCAGAAGCCACAGTTGCTTTTAATAATAATACAGAAGGAGAACCTCTAAAAATAGATAAAGCAGTACAATCATTTCCAGCAGTCCAGTCAGAAACAATCCAGTCTGATGCAGTTGCCGTCATTGTTGGAATTGTCCTCATTTCAACTGGGAGGTTTAGTGTTGCATATAAAAAAGTAGTACCAATTCCATTTCCAGTGGCCAATGGTGAATAAGCTGGAAGGTTATAAGCAAGACAATACCTCTGACAATCAGCTAACTCTTGTGCATAACTCTTAGGTTGAAATGGTAATGCTACTGATCCTGCACATAGTTGTACTTGTGAAACTTCAAAGTAATTGGTTGTTACTCCTGCTCCTGCGTGAGTAAATGCAAACGATACTCCAATTTGAGTAATATCAGAGGCGATTGCTGCGGTTGTAGTAATGGTGTGTTTGACAAAAGTATCAGTAAGTGTTTTGTTGGCACTAATAGCATCAGCCGAGGTTGTGAAAGCTAATACCTTTTGGTCTGTTCCCTTTCCTGTAACAATTTTACATACTAGGGTACTGTTATCAGTCACAAACTCCGCACCAGCTTTAGCCCAGAAAGAAAGTGTTAATTTTTGTCCTCTAAACTTAATACTATCTTGGCTCTCAAGAGCCTGGCTAAAGGTAAGTAATTCATCGGTGTCTTGAACCATAGCTACTCTAGCCGAATAATAACTTCCATTGTTTGAAGCAGTTTGGCGAGATACTGTTTTATCAGTTGCAGCAGTTGCAGTTTCACAATACCACCTGTCGGCTGCATAAGCATCTGCTGTAGTCATGGCTATACTAGTTCCCCTCTGCCATATATCAAAGTTACCATTGATGATTGCTTGAGATGTACCAGCACTAGCATCAACATAAGCCTTAATTGATTGTTGAGTTGCTAGTTTAGTCGCACTATCAGTTGCAAAAGTATCTTCATCTAAAACACCTTCGCTCATATTTGTCGCCACTCCGCCGATAATTAAAGCAGTGTTTAAGTTATTGATATGACTTTTTGAAATTGGAAAAGCAGCGGTCACTCCATTCGAGTGAGCTTTGGCACTAAAGCCCTCTGCTCCTCTAGTGACACCTTGAAGTTCATTTGTGCCATCAATTGAAGTGTAAGTAATCCATTCTGCATTATCAGTCACAATTGGATTGGCATAAGACAAGCAAAGTATTCCTGGCTTAGCAATTTCTACACCTGAGACAGAGGTTATTTTGATGCCAGTTGTTTGGCTGTCATCTATTCCGCCGATGGTAGATAATGAAGTTGATATAAATTGTGGCACGTAATACGCATTTGTCATTTAATTTTCCATTCTTGTTAAATTGTGCCCCCAAGACTTAATATCTTTAGGCATTTCTTTTTTAAAAGTTAATTTATAATGGCAAGACATACATAGGGTTCTGCAATTATCTATGTCAAACCTTAATTCAATAAATTTAGACCACGGTTGAATGTGATCAACTTGTAATTGACCACCCCTTTGATTGCATATTTGACACGTATATTTATCTCTTTCTAATATAGATTTCTGCAATTCTCTTGAAAATTTTATTCTTTGCTTTTTATTTTCAGCAGATATTCCACCTTTCCAATTGCCATTTTTTTCTCCACAAGAAATTGGTCTTTCACCCCTCAATTTCAACTTATGCTCATCACTTAGTTTTTTTCCTTTTGTATATCCAGCCCAAGCCTTAGGGTTTTTCTTTCTTTCTATTATTTCTTTTTTAGTCATCTTTCTTCTTTTATGAGGAGATGGTTTTCCAACCATATTTAAATAATGACATTTTTTTGAACAAAATTTACTTTTATTCCAATCTTTTTTACTTCTCAAAATACTCTTAAAATAAACAATACCACACTCTATGCATTTTTTAGAATGTCTTAAATCAGTTTTGGTTTTTTGCTGACTTTTATTTATTTTAATATCCATAGTTTTATTTTATAAGATTTTTAGGCTAAAAGTTTAATTCGGATAAACTCTGTACCGATCATCTAGTCTCTTTCCTGTTATTAAATAAGTATGTACTACTGAGATAAATTTAAAATAAGCGTTAAGACTGTTTGATCTAAAAACGTATTTGATAGCTCTTGCTCTAAGCACGTCATAAATCTCAACAGGAATATCACTTGCACCAATATCATCAATTGTGGTTAGTGGAGCATCACCAAAAAGTGTTTCTCCAATAATAATAGCTCCAAAGCCACCACCAGCCAATGTTTTCTGACTAACAGTAAACTCTGCTGCATTTTCCACACCATCAAGATAAATATATCCCTGAATAGTTGAATTTGAAGTGACTTCTTTAAATTGAAAAGTTGGATTATGGTAGCGTTTAGTTTTAGAGAATTGCCCCTGATTAAACGATTTTGTTGCCCATTGAACATCAATAGCGGCGTCATTATCGTTTCTGTCATCTTGGAACATCTTAACCATATAACCAGACTCCTCGTCTGCATAATAAAGACTTTCACTGCCATCAGAGTCAAGAAAAGCCGTGAAGGTATTAGGAGTAAATCCCTCCCAATAAACCCAAGCTCCAAAACGAGTATCTAAAACCCAAATTCTGTCATTTATTTCGCTTCCTTTTTTAGGCACAGCACAAATATAAAGGTTGTTGTAGTAAATGGCTGCGCTGTCCTTCATATAATCAAGCGCAACGTTTTGTAACATTGGCTCAATTTTTATAGAAAGTTCATTTGTTCGTAACACAGTAGCCACATAGTTTTCTTGGTTTCCAAGTGAAAAGAAAGCTGCACGACCATCTTTTCTTGATAGAAAAATAATGTCGTTCTCAACGTGTCTAATTCCTCTAAAAGAGATAGCTCCAAAACCTTTGACAATTTCCTCAAGTTGCTGATATCCGTCAGAGGTAAAGCTAAATTTATAGACTGCATTTTCCTTAAAAACAATTACTCCACCTTGAAAACCAATGATGCCAGTAATACCTGACCCATCATTCTTAAACACATCAACACCACCAGCTCCAAAATCAGGAGTAGCAAAATCACCAACTTTTTCACCAGTTCCAGAAAAAGCTAGGCGTGAGGTTGCATCTTCAATCCCAGAAACAAAAATTCTAGAAATAGCAAAGATTGGCATTGAACCAATAATACCTAGAGTAGAATTAGCTTCGGTTGGTAAGATTGAAAGTGATGGGTCATCGCCACCCTTGTCATCGTATGAGTTAGTGTAAACCGTTCCCATATAAGTTTCGCCAAGACCAGTAGCATAGCGACCATAAACATTATATCCAACAGCACTTGCTGTAGCTGTCCAGGCAAGAGCGTTGTAATTTGTAGCGTTAAGAGTTGCGTTGCCAGTTGTAGTATTAACAGTAGCACAAGCTAAAGTTTCACCAACACTGTTAAAAGCACTCACTCGATAAGAATAAGTGGTTGATCCAGAAGTTCCTGTTGGAGTGATTGCTAAACCCACAGGAGTGGTCAGCGCAGTGTAAGTTTGAACGGTTGTGCCATCATAATAAGTCAAATTATCTGTTCCGTTAAAAATATAAACTTTATCATCTGCTTGAACAAAGTTCATTGGAGAAGCATCATCAAAAGTGGCTGTACCAATATCTGTTGGAACTCCAGCCACATACTTTTGAAGCTTATCGTTTGACCCTGCTGCAAATCTTAAAAGTTCACGAGTACCATTACTCCTGTAATATGGAAAAGCTCCAAGCACTCTAGTGCCGTCCTCATCACCGTAATTTAGCGTTCCAGCTCTCGGTTCGATACCATCAACGTTAAGAGTAACGTTCTTAGCCTCAGTTAGTTCACCGTTCTTAATAGCTGCTTCGTCTTGAAAGAGGTTTAGTCCTCCAGTAAAGCCAGTAATAAATTCGTCTTTTCTTGTAGGATTTTTTGCATTTGATATTTTCATTACCACATTGACTCACTCAACGGAGTGTCTATATTTGCCCTTCTTAGATTTTCTTTGTTCATTTCATCAGTAATGTCGTTGTATTCATCAAAACCGTCAGTAGCATCGCCTCTTTCTCCATCAAGCTGAGCTAATCTACCAAAAACATAAGCACTCAGTGCATCTTTATAGCGGTCAGGAATATCAATACTGTCACTGACAGCAGTAAAGCTGACTGTTGGGATGTAACTGTATCTCATTGTAAAATTATTCCAGGTAGCTGTGATCGTTCCAGTTGGACTAGCAGTGCCAGTTGCAACTGTATAAGTAAAGATTAGGGTTGAGGTAACCGTGACCCTTTTTGAGCCATTACACTCGCTCTCACTAGCACCAGCAATCTGAGCGTAATCATTGTTAGATAAGCCGTGAACAGCAGCACAAGTAACTGTGGCTGTCGTTCCACTAACCACAATTGAAGAAACTGAAATTGCACTAGGAGTTGAGCTTGGATAAGGCAACAAATGAAGTTCGTCACCATAAATATAGTAGTATTTGCTACTAAAATAGTTTATTGAGTAAGGAGAGGTAATTGGAGGATACTGACCAACACTAAAAGCCACTTTGTCAGCCTGAGGAGTTCTTAGTAGTCTATCCACTCTAACTTCAAACATTTGCTTGAAATCATCTGGTAAACTATAAATCTCCTGACCGTCAGTCGTGGACTCAGCATAGGTTTTAACTAAAAACCAAAAATCATTTTTACGCAATAAATCTCTATAACCTTGCCCGACAAATCTTATTCTTCGTGATTGTTCATTTCCTGATGGAACTGAATTCTCTCCACGCCTATAAGATACGTCAAGAAGTACATCATTAACAGTTGCAGACATTTAAATCCTTATTTTTTAAACATACTATCAACGAGCTCTTGTTTGATCCTGGCTTTGTATTCGCCACGTTCTTGTTGTAGAGCTAATTGTTTTTTGGCAATTTCTTCTTCACGATATTTAGCTTCAGCTAATTTGAGTTCGCCATCTGCCAGAGTTTTCTTAGAAACTTCTTCTTTGAGATAAGCTTCCTCGAGTCTCTCTGAGATTTCTTCATCGGTATGAATTTTCTCTAATTTCTTTTCCACACTAATCTCACGACCAGCAATATCTTCCAAACGAAGATCAGCTTCAATTTCACGTGATTTTGATTTCTTATTGCGAGCTTCAATCTTGCTCTCTGTTAAAGACA